GGCCCGGCCAAACCCGCCATCGAGCGACTCGATTTCGCTCGCCCCAACGCCGCTTCCACCCCCGAATCCACTTCGACTCAGGAGTCCTGATCATGACCTACTTCGACTTCAATTCCGCTTCCGAGCAGACGTCCTTCGACCTGATCCCCAAGGGCACCGTGGTCCGCGTGCGCATGACCATTCGCCCGGGTGGCTTCGATGACGCGTCCCAAGGATGGACTGGCGGCTACGCCACCCGCAACGACAACACCGGCTCGGTCTACCTGAACTGCGAGTTCGTCGTCATGGAGGGTGAGTTCGCCCGCCGCAAGATGTGGTCGCTGATCGGCCTGCACAGCCCCAAGGGCCCGGAGTGGGCCAACATGGGTCGCACCTTCGTCAAGGCGATCCTCAACTCGGCGCGCGGCGTCCATCCCGGCGACAACAGCCCGGCGGCGCAGAACGCCCGACGCATCAGCGGATTCGCCGACCTCGATGGGATCGAGTTCCTGGGCAAGGTCGACTGGGACAAGGACCAGAACGGCCAGGACAAGAGCGTCATCAAGGCGGCCATCACGCCGGACCACAAGGACTACGCGGCGCTGATGGGCGGAGCGCGTCAGCCCGCACCTGCTCCCCAGGCGCCCAGCGCACCCAACGCCTACGCGCAGGCCACCGGCCGGGCACCCACACCGGGCCGTCCCAGCTGGGCGCAGTGACGGAGGGCCACGGTCATGATGCTCCGTCCCCGTCAATCCCTCCTGGTCGAGCGCACCCTGGCGGCGCTTGACGAGCATGGGAACACATTGGCTGTTGCGCCGACTGGATCGGGCAAGACCATCATGCTGTCGGCTGTCACCGGCAGGGTGTTGGTCGAGCCCGATGCGAAAGCCTGCATCCTTGCCCACCGTACCGAGCTGACCGGCCAGAACCGAGAGAAGTTCGCGCGGGTGAATCCTGGCATGAGCACGTCCGTGTTTGATGCCAACGAGAAGTCCTGGCGCGGTCAGGCGACGTTCGCGATGGTGCAGACCCTGTCGCGTCAGGCCCATCTCGACCAGATGCCCACCTTGGATCTGCTCGTGATCGACGAAGCGCACCATGCGTCGTCGCCGACCTACCGTGCAGTCATTGACTCAGTGCTGGCCCGCAATCCTCGCGCTGGCATCTGCGGTCTGACGGCCACGCCGAATCGCGGTGACGGGAAGGGCCTGCGCGAGGTCTTTTCCAACGTCGCCGATCAGATCACGCTGGGCGAGATGATCGCGGCCGGGCACCTTGTTCCGCCGCGGACCTTCGTGATCGACGTCGGCGTGCAGGACGCACTGCGCCACGTCCGCCGCACCGCGATGGACTTCGACATGGACGAGGTCGCATCCATTCTCGACAAGCGGCTGATCACGGAAGCGGTGATCAAACACTGGAAGGCGAACGCGTCGTCGCGCAAGACCATCGTCTTCTGCTCGACGGTTGCCCATGCGCAAAACGTCTGCGATGCATTTGTCGACGCAGGCGTGCACGCCGTGCTCGTCCATGGCGAGTTGTCCGATTCGGATCGGAAAGCGCGCCTGGCGGACTACGAGACCGGGCGTGCTCAGGTCGTTGTCAACGTGGCGGTGCTCACCGAAGGCTACGACTACACGCCCACCAGCTGCGTCGTTCTGCTGCGGCCCAGCTCCTACAAGTCCACCTTCATCCAGATGGTCGGTCGCGGACTGCGCACTGTCGACCCTGAGGAATTTCCGGGCCACAGCCAGCTTGATGCACGGTTCGATCGAACAAGAGATCAACCTCGACGGCCATCAGAGCGAAGGTGAGGCGCCAACCAAGGACTGCCCAGATTGCGGCGCCATCGTTCCGCTGGCCTGCATGGAGTGCCCGCTCTGTGGGCATGTGTGAAAGCGGGCGCCGCAGGAACTGGGCGTGCTGGCGGACTTCGTCATGAGCGAGATCGATCTGCTCAAGCGCTCCAACTTCCGCTGGTGCGACCTGTTCGGGCATGACGACGCGCTCATGGCCACCGGCTTCAACGCATGGGGCGGCATCTTCTTTCTCAATGGCCGTTGGCACGCCGTCGGTGGCGGGAAGGACTTGAGGCCGCACCTGCTGGCCGTCGGCGAGCGCACGGTTTGCATGGCCAAGGCCGACGACTGGCTCAACGACCACGAGTCCGCCGACTCCGCCTACAAGACCCGGCGCTGGCTCAACGAGCCGCCCACGGAAAAGCAGTTGCGCTACATACCCGAGCAGATGCGTGCGGACTTCGGCATGACCCGCTACCAGGCATCGGCCCTGTTGGCCTTCCAGTTCAACAAGTCGTCGATCCAGCGTCTGGTCGTCGCGGCCAACGACGGTCAGCGGGAGGCAGCTTGAAATGCGCGATCTGCTCCCGCAAGGCCAAGGGGTACGGCTGGTTCAACCCTCGGCTCAAGCCGAGCGACCCGAATCGCTACTCGGACAAATGGGTGTTCTGTTCGCGTCGCTGTCAGGACGCGTTCTGCCTGCTGATGAACAAGACGGAGGCTCGCATGATCGATCCGAGTGACATGGAGCTGGCCGCGATGCGCGCGTGCTTGTCGCCGTTGGGTGAGTACGTGGGCTCGATCGGCATGGAGCGCCCGCTGGCGGACTACACCCGAGAGGAGGTGCTGACCCTGATCGACGTCGTGGTCACGGCGTATCAGGACCAGATGATCGAAGAGCACGAGCGCATGGCCGCAAAGGACCGTGCCTTCCTGGAGGAACGCCTGGCACACCAGGGCCAGACATCTCCGAAGGGGGTGCCGTTCTGATGCTGGATTTCAACCACCGCCCCAAGGTCCATGAACAGATCAGCGACCTGATCGATGCCGCCCTTGCCAAGGATCGTGAAGGCCAGGCACCACGCACCTACCTCGGCGCGTCGAGACTCGGTGTCGCCTGTGAGCGGGCGCTCCAGTACGAGTACCTGAGAACCCCGGTTGATCCTGGTCGAGAGATCCCGGGCCGCATCCTGCGTGTCTTCGAAGTTGGGCATGCCCTTGAAGACGTCGCCATTCGCTGGTTGCGCTTGGCTGGGTTCGACCTGTACACGCGCAAAGCCAACGGCGGCCAGTTTGGCTTCTCAGTGGCAGGCGGCCGCATCCAGGGCCATGTCGATGGCGTGATCAACGCCGCCCCCAGTGAGCTCGGGCTCCAGTGCCCGTCGCTGTGGGAATGCAAGACCATGCACGACAAGTCTTGGCGCGACACGGTCAAGCACGGTGTCGCTCGTTCCAAGCCCGTCTATGCCGCCCAGATGGCGATCTACCAGGCCTACATGGAAGCGACGGTTCCCGGCATCTCTCGCAATCCTGCGCTGTTCACTGCTATCAACAAGGATTCCCAGGAGATCTGGTTCGAGCTGGTGCCGTTTGACGGTGGACTGGCGCAGCGCATGTCGGATCGGGCTGTCCGGGTGATCTCGGCATCCGAGTCCGGTGAGCTGCTGCCGCGCCACGCCACCACGCCCACCCACGTCGAGTGCAAGTTCTGCTCTTGGCAGGACCGGTGCTGGAGGGCGACGTGATGGACAACAACATCGTGTGGCTGGACTTCAACGACGCCGCCGAACCGCGCGAGTATCTGATCAGTGACACGGAGGCACTGCGCACCGGCCTGCTGGATCGCCTGGAAGCGGTCTTGCACTACCTGTTCCCGCAAGGCCGCATCCGGGGCGGCAAGTTCTATGTCGGCGACACCGAGGGATCGCCTGGCAAGAGCCTGGTTGTCGAGCTCGGGGGTCCCCGACGCGGCCTGTGGAAGGACTTTGCCACCGACGAGGGCGGTGATGTCATCGACCTGTGGGCACGCTCCCAGGGCCTGTCCGCCCGACACGACTTCCCGAGGCTGGCAACAGAACTCCGGCAGTGGCTGGGTATCGCCCCACCTGCGCAGTCCGTGGCGCGTTACGCCGTCCGCACCGTTGCCGTCGATGAGCTTGGTCCCTACACAGCAAAGTGGGACTACCTGACACCAGATGGCGATCTGATCGCCTGCGTCTACCGCTACGACCCGCCGACTGGCAAGGAGTACCGCCCTTGGGACGTGCGAGCTCGGATGTGGCGGGCGCCTGATCCGCGACCTCTG